TCACGCTGAACACCGCGCAACAGTACGTCCACGAGCGGCTAGAGGCTCAGCGCAAGGCGACAGGCAAGGTTCGGGCTCTGATCCTGAAGGCCCGCCAGCAGGGATTCTCAACCTACATCGGCGGTCGGTTCTACCACCGGGTGACGCACAGCTTCGGGATTCAGTGCTTCATCCTGACCCATGAGCAGCCCGCGACCGACAATCTGTTCTCGATGGTGGACCGCTACCACAAGCACAACCACCCGCTTGTGAAGCCCTCGACCGGGGCGTCGAACGCGAAGGAACTGTATTTCGACGGCCTGGATAGCGGCTACAGCGTCGGCACGGCGGGAAGCCGGGCGGTTGGTCGGTCAAAGACGATCCAGCTCTTCCACGGTTCGGAGGCAGCCTTCTGGCCCAACGCGCCGGAACACTTCGCGGGCGTGGTGCAGACGGTCCCCGATCTGCCTGGCACTGAGATCATCCTCGAAAGCACGGCCAACGGCATCGGCGGCGAGTTCCACGAACGCTGGCAGCAGGCGGAGGCCGGCGAGGGGGATTACATCGCTATCTTCGTCCCGTGGTTCTGGTCGGATGAGTACCGCCGCGAGGTTCCGGCTGACTTCGTGCTGACCGACGAGGAAGAGGACTATCGGGCGCTGCATGGCCTGGACGTGGGGCAAATGGTCTGGCGTCGGGCGAAGATGGCCGAATTGAAAGACCCGCTCCTGTTCAAGCAGGAGTACCCGGCGACGGCGGCTGAAGCGTTCCAGACGACCGGCCACGACGCCTTCATCACGGCCAATGACGCCAACGCCATCCTGCGCGCCCGCAAGGCAACGATAGAGCCGATGGGGAGCCTGATCATCGGCATGGACCCGGCGGGCTCTGGCGCGGACGCCACGGCGCTGGCCTGGCGACAGGGCGGCAAGGTGCTGAAGGTTGAGCGGCGCCACAAGCTGGGTCCGGTGGACAAGGCGAACTGGCTCAAGGCGGTGATTGACGAGGACAAGCCCGCTCGGGTGTTTGTGGACGTGGGTGGCGGCTATGGGGAGTTTATCCAAATCCTGCGCGATTGGGGCGAGCCCTACGAGAAGCTGATCGAGCCTGTGAACTTTGGAAGCAACCCGCAAGACCTGGCGAAGCTGGACAACCACGGCCAACCGCTTCCGGGTCCGAAGAACCGCCGCGCTGAAATGTGGATGCGGATGCGGGATTGGCTTGAGGATCCGCTCGGCGCGGACATCCCCGACGACGACGCGTTGCACGCCGATCTGCAGGCTCCGGGCTATCGGCACGATATGCGGCAAGCCCTGGTGCTGGAGTCGAAAGACGACATCAAGCGGCGCGGGATGCGCTCGCCGGATGGGGCGGACGCGGTGGCGCTGACGTTCGCGGCGCCGGTCAAGGACGTGTCGCAGGCGGTGGCGGCGCGAGACCGCTATCGCGGTGGACGGCGTCGGGGGAGCGCCTGGGCGGCTTAGGCCGGATTGCGCCGGATTGAGCCGGAAACTGCCCGGATTGAGTTTCCGGCTGGCCCAACAACTGCGGCCTTGACATCCGTAAACGAAGCAATGGACGCGGGCCAACATGGCACGACCGCGCAAGAAGCCTTTGACCGAAGCGCAGGTTGAGGCGCTGGACCACGACGGCGACGGGAAGGCCGGCGGATCATTGCCGCGCGCTCTCGGCGCTCATGAACTGGCGGCCATCGGAGCCGAGGCTTACGAGGCCTACGACCGCTTTCACTACGAGGTGATGCGCCACGATAGCCTTGGCCGGAAGTGGGTGTTCTCGCTCGACAAGGTCAACGGCGGGGAGTCGGTGCTTTCTATTTCGGTGTCGCTGCTGGACGATGTGCGGCGCGATACAATCAGCACGGCGCTTCTGGCGTCTGACCTGGGGCGCGATATGTGCGCGGACGTGGTGGCGCGCCTGAGCGGCGTTGTGGACCCTGACGAAGCCTGGCGGACGTCGCTGTGAGCGAGCCCCCGACCCAAGGCCCGCAATTCGACGCGCAACTCGTTCCGGGTGAAAGCGGCGACGAGGAACTGCTCGCCAAGCTGGAGCGATGGGACCGGGACATCGAGACCAAGCGCGGCGCGTGGCGCGAGGACGCCGAGGCGTGGTACAACCTCGAGGCCGGCAACCAGTGGACCGAAGACGACATCGCGCTGCTGGAGGAACGTGGCCGCGTCCCGGCGGTGTTCAACCTTGTGGCGCCGACGATTGACGCGGTGTGCGGGGCTGAGATCCAGAACCGCCAGCAGGCGCAATACTACCCGAGGGAGCGTGGCGACACGGGCGTCAGCGATGCGCTTACCCAAGGCGTTGACTACATCTCCGACAAGTGCAACGGCGACATGGAGGACAGTGACGCCTTCCGCGACGTGCTGATCTGCGGCGAAGGCTGGACGCTGACCGCGCCGGAAGTGGACGGGAAGACCGTCGAGATTCCGAAGGGCCGCGTTGACCCGCTGGAGATGGGCGTAGACCCGGCCTCTCGGAAAGCCTGCTACGAGGATGCGCGCTATCTGCGACGCAACATCCCCATGACGCAGGACGAGTTTGAGGAGTTCCGGCGAGAGATCGGCAAGCCGGACGCCGATGCGGATGGGATGGTCCTGAGCATCGGCAAGCGCGTGACGGTGGTTGACCCGCGCCGGCGCTACAAGAACGGCACGCTCGGCACCGGCGCTGAAGACAACGTCATCGTGCAGGAATGGCAATGGTGGGAGAAGCTGCCGGTTACGCTGGCGGCGATGCCCGACCCCGACCAGCCCGGCGTGATCAAGATTGTCGAACTGGACGACGACAGGTTTTCGTTGGCGCGCGAGATCATGGCGGGCCAGGGCGAACAGCTAAAATACACCAAGACCACGAAGAAGGTCTACTCCCGCGCGTTCGTCGGCGGCGGCGAGGTGCTGATGCGCGAGTCCTTGCCCGAGGCGAAGTTCCGCTATCAGGCGATGACCGGAAAGCGCGACCGGAACCGTGGAACGTACTACGGCCTCGTGCGCCCGATGGCGGATCCTCAGAGGTTCGTGAACAAGCTCTATTCTGAGGTGATGCACCTTTTCCGCACCAACGCGAAGGGCGGCCTGGCGGTTGAGGCTGGCGCGGTCGATGACGTGCGCGCGTTCGAGGAAAGCTGGGCGCAAGGCGACTCGATCACCTGGCTCAAGGACGGCGCGCTGTCCGGCGCCAACGGCTCGCGCATCATGCCGAAGACGGCGCCCCCGATCCCGACCGCCGTCTTTCAGATGATGGAGTTCGCGCGGGACATGGTGCGGGCCTGCACCGGCGTGAACGAGGAGATTTTGGGCCTCGCCGGGCGTGAGCAACCGGGCGTGCTGGAGGCGCAACGCAAACAGGCGGCCTATGGCATCCTGGGGCCGTATTTCGACGGCAAGCGGCGCTACACCCGCAATTGGGGTGAACTGTTCCTGCGGATGATGCGGGAATATCTGCCCAAGGACACCCTCCTGCGGATCGTGGACAAGGGGACGCAGAAGTACGTCGAGCTTGCCTACACGATGGACGCCGAAGAGTACGACGTGGTGGTCGATGAGGCTCCGAACACGCCGAACCAGAAGGCGCGGGTCGCCTCTGCGCTTCTGCCGCTGATCCCGCAAATGCTTGAGGCCGGGCTGATCGGGCCGGAAGAAGTGGCGATGACGCTGGAGTACATGGATCTTCCGGCGTCGCTGGTCACGGAACTGCAAGCGGGCATCCGCAAGCGTCAGGAGGCGCAAGTGGCCGATCCTGAGCAGGCTGAACTCGCCAAGCAGGCCGCGACGGTGGAACTTGAGAACAAGATGGCCGACACGGAACAGAAGCGGGCGACCGCGTTCCAGAAGGCGACCGACGCCCACGCCACGCACGCGCAAATGGCGCGCGATGTGCTGACCCCGCCGCCGATTGAGGCGCCGGAAACCGAAGCCCCGGAGATTGCATGAGCGAAGCCCACGCCGCACCACAAGCCCCGGAAGCCGCAGATACCGGCTCCGACGAAGCCGCGTTTGAGGCCGCGCGTCTCGCCGAGGTAGGTGACGAGGCCGGCGAGGGTGAGGAAGGTGGCGACGAGGGCGAGAAGCCTGCCGTCGATTGGCAGAAGCGGGCCATGGACAAGGAAGGGCAGGCCGCAAAGGAGCGCGCCCGCCGCCGTGAGGCCGAACGCCGCGCCCGTGAGCTAGAGACGCGCCTTGAGCGCCTGGAAACCCGCGACAAGCCCGCCACGCAAGCGGAGGAAGATGACCTCGTCGCGGCAATCAACGCGCTGCGCGACGATGACGAGGATCCGATCACCGATCTGGCGTCGGTCAAGCGGGCGCTGAAGGCGTTCATGCGCCAGCAGTCGGAAGAGACGCAGGCCGAAGCGGTGAGGCGGGTGCAGCAAGAGGCGGTCGTCAAGATTGCCCGCGCGATGGACGAGGCCGAGGCCGACTTTGCCGACGAACACCCCGACTATCGGGAGGCGGTGGAGCACTTCAAGAAGGCCCGGCGCGAGGACTACGAGGATATGGGCTTCTCGGGCGAGGCGCTTGAGGCTGAACTGGTGAAGGACTTCCTGGGTCTGGTGCAGCGCGCCATGAGCGGCGGGCGTGATCCTGCCGAGGTGGTCTATAACCTGGCGAAGAAGCGCGGGTTCCAGTCGGGCAAGGCGGCGGCGGAGGCCAAGCTCAAGGAAATCGTGCGCGCGGCTGAAGCGAGCAAGGGGCCGACCTCGGGCAAGAACGGCGAAGGCCGGATGACGGTTGACCAGATCAACCGGCTCAAGGGCGCGGCGTATGAGTCCGCTTGGGCCAAGCTGCGCGAACAGGAGCGGCGGGCGGGCTAAATCCCCGCTTGACATCCGTAAACGAACCAGCGGACGCACCAGCCTAGCGCACCGTTGCGCCTCGAATAGTCCACGGCACGGACTGACGCCGCCAGGGGCGAAATCCTGAGCCTCGGAATGTCTCCACGGGACGGGGACGAAGCAAAACCCCCATCCCAGAGGACATTCAAATGGCGACGACCGCTTATGGCGTGAACTCGTCGGAGGCCGTCAAGCTTTGGCGCTCCAAGCTGGCCCGCGAGGCTCTCGCCGCCACCTGGATCCAGAAGTTCATCGGCAACAGCTCCGACTCGATCCTGCAAGTCTTTGACGAAACGTCGAAGGGTGCGGGCGACCGCATCACCGTGACGCTGCGGATGCAGTTGACCGGCGACGGCGTGCAGGGCGACGGCACTCTTGAAGGCAACGAAGAGGCGCTGACGACCTACACCGACAACCTGTTCATTGATCAGCTTCGCCACGCGGTTCGTTCCGCCGGCAAGATGACCGAGCAGCGCATCCCCTGGTCGATCCGCGAAGAGGCCATGATGGGCCTCAAGGACTGGTGGGCGGGGCGTCTCGACACGTCCTTCTTCAACCAGCTCTGCGGCTACACGGTCCAGTCGGACACCAAGTTCACCGGCAACCAAGCGGTGATTGCGCCCGACGCTGACCACGTCTTCCGTCCGAACAGCCGGGCCAACGACCAATCGCTGACCACCGGCGACGAGATGACGCTGTCGATCATCGACAACGCCGTCGAGTACGCCAAGCTGGGCGGCGCTTCGGCCAACGACCCGATCATCCGCCCGGTGAAGGTGGACGGCGAAGACTACTATGTCTTTGTCATGCACACCCGCCAGGCCCGCCAGCTTCGGACCAACACGTCCACTGGCCAGTGGCTTGACATCCAGAAGGCGGCGACGACCGGCGACGGCTCCAAGAACAACCCGATCTTCACCGGCTCGCTCGGTGTCTACAACGGCGTTGTCCTGCACGAGTCCACCCGCATCACTCCCGGCGTGAACTCCAGCACCGGGGCGACGGTTGCGACCGCTCGTCGCGGCGTGCTCCTGGGCGCTCAGTCTGCCGCCATCGCCTTCGGCAAGGGCTACTCGTTCGAGAACTTCGACTGGAACGAGGAACTTTTCGACTACGGCAACCAGCTCGGCGTCGAAGCCGGGGCGATTTTCGGCCTGAAGAAGCTCCGCTTCAACAGCGCCGATTTCGGCTCGGTCGTCTGCCCGACCTTCACTTCGTAAGGAGCAAAGATCATGGCACTGACGGCACGCCGTTATTCGCAGCAGATGGTTCACTATCTGCGCCGCGACATCACCTTCGCCGACCGTGGGGTGGCTGTGAACGTCGGGCGCCTGCCCGCCGGCTCGGTCATCCTGAAGCCGGCCTCGGGGCTCAACGTCCACACCGCCTTCAACGGCACCGGGACCGACCTCATCGACATCGGCACCACGGCCACGGCGGATCTGTACGCCACGGACCTGGCCGGTCAGACGGTCGGTTTCGCGGCGCTGGACGAGGCGGTCAGCACATACGTTGCGGCTGACACCACGATCACCGTGACCTACACCGACCAGAACAGCGATGCGACGGCTGGCGCGGCTCAGGTGGTCATCGCCTACATCCCGCCGGATGCGTGAGGCTAGGGGGGCGGCTTCGGTCGCCCCCGACTTCGCATGGCGACGTTTCCAACCACGCTAGGCGGGCTTCGGACGCGGATCATCTCGGAGTCAAACCGGGATGACCTTGAGGACGAACTTGCCGACGCGCTGGATCAGGTGATTGCCGACGCGATTGAGTATTACGCCGCGGAGCGGTGGTGGTGGAACGAGGCGCGGGCCACGTCCACGACCACGGCGGCCAACGAATATACGAACCGACCGACCGGGGCGCGCATCATCGACGTGCCTTTTTTGCTGATCGGCGGGGTTCGCTACGACATCAACAAGCGGTCGATGGAGTGGATCGAGGGGATGTACACCACGCCTCTCTCCGGCCAGCCGACCGACTATTGCGAGTTCGGGGCTCAGGTCCGTTGGTGGCCGACGCCGAATGACGCCTACACCATCGTTTGGCTGGACATCGCGGACGCGACGGCCCTGGACTATTCGAGCGCGGCGTCAACGAACGTCTGGACGGTCAACGCGGCGCCCCTGCTTTCGGCCAGGGCGCGGATGACCCTGTTCCGCGACTACTTCAAAGCCGACGCCGACTATGGCCGTGCGGAGGCCGCTGAGCGCCAGTGGTACGGACGCCTGAAGGGCGAGACCAACCGCAGGCTTGGCACGGGCCGACTGAGGCCGTCGCCATGAATTACGGCTCAAGCCTCGACCCGCAACTCTCCCGCCTGATCGAGCAGGACTTCGTCCGGCGTGTGCCGAGGGTTCCGATCATGCTGCCCCGGTTCGACAGCGGCGATCTGCCGGACGTCGCGCTTTATGAAGGGTGCCTGATTTACACGCCGGACACGGACGAGTTCAAAGGCTCGGACGGCGTGGCGTGGGTGGATCTCGGGGGCGGCGGTGGTGGGAGCGGCACGGTCACCAGCGTGGCGACCGGCGCGGGCCTGACCGGCGGCGCCATCACCACGTCGGGGACGATTAGCCTCGCCTCGATTGCCAATCAACGGATCCTGGCGAACTTCTCCGGTGGTTCTGCGGCTCCGACCGCTACGGCGCCCGTTTCGATTGTGGGTGTGGGCTCGGCTCTGGCCTGGACAACGGCGCGCACGCTGACGCTCGGCACGGATGCGACGGGCTCGGTGGCGTTCGACGGCTCGGCGGACTTCACGCTGAACCTGACCATCGCCAACAACGCGGTCACCTACGCCAAGATGCAGGACGTCTCGGCGGCTTCCCGGTTGGTCGGACGCGGCGCTGGGGCAGGCTCAGGTGACCCGCAAGAGATCAGCCTCGGCGCTGGCCTTGAGATGAGCGGCACGACGCTGCGGCCCGGAACGGCGGGCGTGGCGGTGGTCAACTTCGGCGCCGGCGGGGCCTCTGACGCATCGGTGGCGGTGGCTGACGCGTCGGTCGGTGTGTCGTCGGTAATCCTGGCATCGGTTCTGGCGATGGCGAGCGCAGATCACACCGCTGATGAGCATTTGGCCGAGGAACTGATCGTGATGGCCGGGGACATCGTGGCCGGTGTCGGCTTCAACATTCGCGCCCGTACCGGGAACGTCGCCTTGCGCGGCTCTTGGAATGTGGCTTGGCATCGGATGGCATAGATGGCGATTCAGCTTCTAGGTCAGGACGGATCAACGGTTGTGGCCGCCGATCCGACGATGGACGCCCTCCGCATGACGCTGCGGCCTCCCGAGGTGACATCCTGGCTGACGGTCGGGGCGGTCTCGGGAAACCTGACGGGCGTTGCGGCCAACGCGGCGGTGTTCTCGCTGCGGAACATTTCCGCAAACCTGCTGATTGTGCGCCGGGTGGGCGTGGGCTTCGTCACCACGACCGGCTTCACGACCGGCCAACAGCTAAACTACGGCCTCAAGGTGGCGCGGGCGTTCACGGCGTCGGACACGGTCGGCAACGCCATCGCGCTCACCGGCAACAACTGCAAGGTCCGCACGTCGCTTGGCACGCTCACCAGCGTGGATTGCCGCATCTCGGCGGCGGCTGCGTTGACCGCCGGCACGAAGACGCTGGACACCAATGACCTCGGGGTGGTGGGCGGCTTCGCTCCGACCACGACAACGGGCGTGGTGATTGCCCCGGCCCTGAGCAACCTCTTCAGCGACGACGCCGGGGACTACCCGATCATCCTGGCTCAGAACGAGGGCATCAACATCATGAACCTGACCGCCATGGGCGCGGCGGGTGTTGGGACGCTCTACGTCAACCTCGAAGTGGCGGAGGCGACAGCTTACTGATGGCTTCTTCATGGTCTCCATCCCTGCGGCTCAATCTCCAAGGTACGGGCGACAACCTCAACCTTTGGGGCGCGAAGCTCAACGCTGAAGCCATCGCCATGATCGACGAAGGCGTCGCGGGCTACGTCGCGGTGCCGATCACCGGCGACACGACGTTGACGGCGCTGAACGGCCAGACGGACCAGTCGCGCCGGGCGTTTATCAAGCTGACCGGCTCGCCTGCCGCTAACTTCACGGTCACCACGCCGAACGTCTCCAAGCTCTACCGGGTCTGGAACGCGACCGGGAAGATTGCGACCTTCACGGCGGGCGGGACCACGGTCGCCATTGATGATGGCGACATCATTGACATTCAGTGCGACGGGACCGACTGGACGACGCCGGGCGTCGGGGGTCTGTCGTGGAAGGCTTACATCGCTTCGGTGGTGGCGGGCGGGCCTGGCGGCGACGTACCGAGCCCCATCGGGAACAACGGCAAGTTCCTGACCAACAACGGAACCATCCCGTATTGGGACACGATTAGCGCGCTCCAGCTTTCGGACTACTCGACCAAGATTCTTGGAACGCAAATCGCGCTGGCGGTGAGCCTCTGATGGCCGCGCTCGAAACCGACACCCTGTTCTACCGCTGGGACCATCCGAATGGTTTCATGTTCTCGGCGGGCAATGAGGCGCCTGCGGAGGCGGACGGCTGGCGCGCGTCGGCGGTCGGTCTGCCGGATGGCCCGCCCGTGACCTACGAGTGCACGACGCTGGCGGCGTTTCAGGCGTTGCTTGATAGCGAACGCGCGGGCGCGGCCACAACGGCGGCGTCCCTAAAGGCGTCTCTGGCTCAAGCGCACGCGGCTATCGCGCTGCAAGCGGACATCATTGTTGGTCTGGAAGCTGAAATCGCGGCGCTCTCGCCGCAGGAGGGTTAGTCATGGCTGTGACTCCGAACAGCATCATCACGCCGCAGGGTCCGGCGTCGTCTCAAATCAACCTGCCCTCGGGCGCGACCAACTCCACCTACACGACCAGCCCGACAAACACGGTGCTGGCGTTTACGGCGGGGGCCAATGGCGCGCGGATCACGAAGGTGCAGGCCATCCCGTGCGCCACGGTCTCAACCGCCAATCAGGTGCAGTTGTTCCGCGACAACGCCACGGCGGGGGCGTCGAAGTTCTTTGCCGATAGCGCGCTCATGGCGACCTATACGATGGCGCAGAACACCGAAGCCCCGACCACGGACTTCGGCTATTCGGACGATAACCCGCTGATCCTGGCCCCGAACGAGCGCATCTACATGGCGCAAGGCCAGTCGGTGAGCATCAACGTGATCATAGAGGCTGCGAACTACTGATGACCGCCGGTCAGCCTCTCCGTGGGCTCGTAGCGCAGGGAATGGATGGGCGGAAGGCGCTGGCGCCCTCCGAGCCCATCAGCGCGACCGCCTACACGTCTGGCACGGGCACAATCACGGCAGC